TGTTCTTCTTTCTGATACTGGCACACAGACACTAACTAATAAGACAATAAATCTTGCATCAAATACTGTTAGCGCAACATTAGCGCAACTAAACACAGCGGTAAGTGATGCAGATGTAGCCTCATTGGCAGGTGCGGAAACTTTAACTAATAAGACTATAAGCGGTGCTAATAACACTTTAAGCAGTATTGCTAACGCATCACTAACTAACTCAAGCATCACAATTAACGGAACTGCTGTTTCTCTTGGCGGTAGTATTAGCATAAGTGCAGATTCAGAATCCGTTGAAATCAAAACACTAATGGGCGCTTTGCTCTAAGAAAGGAAACAGTAACTAATGGCTGTAACATCTAAAACACTTTTCCGTGGGGCTGCAACAACATCTACGGGAACAACTCTTTATACTGTGCCAGCATCAACGGTAACAGTAGTAACCAATATTATCATAACCAATACTGCAGGCGCATCGGGAACTTTTACTCTTGGTCTTGGTGGAACTAATCTTGCAACCACTGTAACCGTTGGTGCATACGATTCAACAGTAATTGATTTGAAGCAAGCACTGACAGCAACTCAAACCATCACTGGTGGAGCATCTGCAACAAGCATTAACTTTCATATTGCAGGCGTGGAAATAGCATAATGACTCCAGTATACAAACTAAGCAATGCTGGCGGTTTTACCAGTAAACAAAAATATACTTCAATGTTGGCGGGTAATACTGCATATCAAGACGCTGTAGTAGTTCAATATCTAGTTGTTGCTGGGGGTGGTGGCGCAGGCGGTGGTAGCGGTGGATATGGACCAGGTGGTGGCGGAGGTGCTGGTGGGTATCGTAATTCTGTTACTGGTGAAACTACTGGCGGTGGAGGTTCTGCTGAATCTGCGCTAACAATGTCACTAAATACATCTTTTACAGTTACAGTTGGTGGCGGTGGTGCTGGAGCAGCCGCAGCAGGAAATGCTTCTGCTGGAACAAATGGTAGTGATTCATCCATTAGCGGAACTGGAATAACAACACTTACCTCTACTGGCGGTGGAGGAGGTGGAGGACCAAGTAATTCATCATCAAGTGCTGCTAAAACTGGTGGCTCAGGTGGTGGAGGTGGTTCTAATTCAACTGCTGGTACTACTGGTGGTGGAGTATCATCTCCAACACAGGGTAAGGCTGGTGGAAATGGTTCAGGCGTAAATTCAGGCGGCGGCGGTGGCGCTAGCGCTGTTGGTGGAAACGCATTTGATGGTGGCGGAAACTACCACAATCGCTATGGTGGTCCTGGAGGTAACGGTCTTTCATCTTCTATTACTGGTTCTGCTGTAACTCGTGGTGGTGGCGGTGCTGGAGAAAAGAATGAAAATAGTTCTACTGCAACTGTTGGCGGCTCAGGCGGTGGTGGTAACGGAGGAACTTCCTCAACAAGTTACGCTGGAAGCAACGGCACTACAAACACAGGCGGTGGTGGCGGTGGAGGTGGTAACGCAGGTTCAGGTGGGACAGGCGGTACAGGCGGCTCAGGTGTTGTCATCACTCGTTATTTAGGTTTACAACAAGCATCTGGTGGAACAATTACATCTTCTGGTGGTTACACAATTCATACATTCAATTCTTCAGGAACATTTCAAACTTGGATTTCAGGTCAAAAGGCAGATGGTGGAACTGTTACATCTAGTGGTGGATTTATTATTCACACTTTTACATCATCAGGAACATTTACGCCTACAGCAAACTTAACTGCTGACTATCTTGTAGTCGCTGGTGGTGGTCCAGGTGGTCTTACTTATGGAGCAGGTGGTGGTGCTGGCGGTTTGCGTTGCACAGTTACAGGAACTGGGGGTGGCGGTTCTTTAGAATCTGCTTTATCACTTACAGCATCTACTGCTTACACAGTTACAGTAGGCGGCGGTGGAGCGAGAAGTACGGCAAAAGCAACGCTAGGAACTAATGGAAGCAACTCATCTATATCTGGTTCAGGAATTACAACAGTAACTTCCACTGGCGGTGGTGCGGGTGCCAACGGTTCCGATAGTCCTATTGGAGCAACTGGTGGCTCTGGTGGTGGTAGCGCTTTTGGAAACAACGGTGCGGCTGGAACGGCTAACCAAGGCTATGCTGGTGGTAATAGTTCCTCTTCAGCGCCAAATTACGGAACAGGCGGCGGTGGCGGAGCAAACTCTGTGGGCGCTAATGGAACAAGCACCACTGGTGGTAATGGTGGTAGTGGTGTTACAACTTCCATCTCAGGTTCATCTGTTACTTACGCTGGTGGTGGCGGTGGTGGTGTTTATGGCACTGGTGGAACTGCTGGAAACGGTGGCACGGGTGGCGGTGGTAATGCTGGCGCAACTTCTGGTACTGCGGGTACCGCTGGTACTGCCAATACAGGCGGTGGCGGTGGCGGTGGGACTGGTGGACAAGATGCAACTTATGGCGGCAACGGTGGCTCAGGAATCGTAATAGTTAGATATGCCGCATAATCTCAAGGAGAAAAATGGCTAAGAACAAAGATGAAGGCAATTTACCTACACACGCATATACCTATGAAATAAAGATGGTGGTTCAGATTCTTGCTGAAGATGAAAAATCTGCAAGAGAAAGATTGGATAATCAAGGTGGCTATGTTACCTCAAGAGAAGTAAAACTAAAGGACTCAGTTGCATTGTTCAACGGAAAAGAAAAGGAAAAATAATGGCACATTTTGCAGAAATTGGAAGTGACAACACAGTACTCCGTGTCATTGTTGCTGATACCAAAGAATGGTGTGAGAACAATCTAGGCGGAACTTGGGTTCAGACTTCCTATAACACACACGGCGGAGTCAATAACCGCGTGGGTGGAGAAGCATTGCGTAAAAACTACGCAGGTATTGGATACCACTATGACGGAGTTGGTTTCTATACACCACAACCATTCCCATCTTGGATTAAGAACGCAAACACTTATTTATGGGAAGCACCTACACCTATGCCTACTGATGACAAGCAATACAGTTGGGACGAATCAACACTATCTTGGATTGAGATTGCCGCGCTGTAAGTAGATAGATAGGGGACAGATGAGTTTAACTTCTGACATATTTCCTATTTTTAAAGACATAGATGACCATATTGACACAGCAGAAACATTAGTATTTAAGGAGCAACATGGCAGGCAGTAGACCACCCGATATATCTGAACGCGTAATCATTGACTTATCGGGCCGCATTTCTACATACTTTGACCCAACTACCTATAAATATGATGTTGCTATCGGTGGCATGCCTTTTATCTATGCCGTTACCGATAACACTCCTTACCGAAGGCAGACTGCAGAATTTCGTACTCAGCGCGTGGACCAACTTCGTGACCCTGGTGAGCAATCGCTTTCTGGTTCTGGTTACTGGATTCGTTCTCAATCATCCTTTCATCTTGGTGCAGGTGCCCTTTATCAAGAGCCAATCATTGGAACATTAGAAGAGGCACGCTTTCGTTTTTATGATTCAATAGGTATTAATCCTTGGACCCCTGGACAAATATCTTTGTTACGCAGAACATTTTTGCAAGAAGCAGCAACGGGAGATAGTCGTGTTTTTAATACAGTAATTGATAATGTTGAATATCTAATTTTAGTTAAATACTCATCTACTGAGGCTGCTCGTGTAGTTCGCATTAGAGTAAGCGATTTAACAGAAACTACAATATTAACTAATGTTGACATTACTGAAAATATTATTGCCGTAACCATGGGCGGTAATGACCTAATGATGGTTACCCCTACTAAAATTAAACGCTATTCTTTTGATGCAACTTCTCCTGCAATACATCAAGACTATGCAATTAACACTGCCAATGCAGTACATGGAACTATTGGATATGTTAAAAATCGTTTTATATTTGCTTACCACGATACAAACAAAAATACATTTGTTTATGAATTAAACAAAAACACTGGCGCATCTATAAATTTAAGCACTCTTACCGCAATCAATGGCAGCACTACACTTCCTACTGCATACACTTTTAGGGCAGTTGCCGAGTCGGGTGCAGCAATTTATGTAGGCGGATTTTCTGGTAATCAAGGCAGTGTATTTAAAATAACTGTTGCTAATGACGGAGCGTTAAATACAATGACCACCGTTATTTCGCTTCCTAATGATGAGCAGATTACTGGATTACTTGGTTACTTAGGAACCTATGTAATCCTTGGCACTAGCCAAGGCTTGCGTGTTGCTATTGCTAATGAGGTCGGCGATTTGTCCTATGGACCGCTTGTATTTAAAACCTCACTTGGCGTATTTAAAATGAGCGCTACGGGTTCATACATATACGCTGGAGTTGATTCTGGTATTGATGGTTATTCTGGAATTTACCGAGTTGATTTAGGACAACCTTTGCAAAATGGTGGTTATGCTTATGCAACCGATGTTTATGCCGAAAGCACTACGGGTAAAGTAGAGGGAGTAGCACTCACTAATACTGGGCGCGTAGCCTTCTGTGTTAATGGTGATGGTTTGTATATTGAACACGATACAGAATTAGTTGAATCAGGTGAATTAACAACAGGCATTATTCGCTATGAAACTCTTGAAAACAAAGCATGGAAGCGTATAAAAATACGCACTGAAGGAACACTGGAAGGTGATGTTGATATTTTTCGTGTTGAAGATGGAGTAGATTCAGCCTTTCGCACCATAGTACAAGGAAATACAGAGGATTATGACTATGATTTATCATCCGTTTATGAAGATATTAGTGTTTCAGCACAATTTAAGTTCCGCCTCAATCGTAACGATACGACTGCCACAACTGGCGCTGTTATTTATGGTTACTCCGTTAAGGCTTTGCCTACTCCTACCCGTGCTCGTATTATTCAGTATCCTGTCTTTTGTTTTGACTCTGAGCGTGACCGCCATAAAAACCTTATGGGCTTCCAAGGTTATGCTCTCGGCAGGCTCCAATTATTAGAACAACTTGAAGCACAAGGCAAAACAATTATTATTCAAGATTTTACTGCCGATGGAGAACCAACGGAAGCAGTGATTGAGCAAATAAATTTCACCCGCACAAGTCCACCAAACGGTAACTTCTCAGGCTATGGCGGAATTATTCAAGTCACTGCTCGTACTGTCATTTAAACAAAAGGATATAAACATGACACCCACTGAATGGGCTGGATTAATCGTAGCCGTAATAACAATAATCGCTGGTTTTGCTGGCGCTGTGCGCTGGTTAGTCAAGCATTACTTATATGAACTACGCCCTAATGGTGGCTCTAGTCTGAAAGATAAGATTGATTTACTGGAAGAGAAGGTTGAACTGTTGACCGAGTTAATTAAAGAAGCACTGAGAAAGTAACTAATGACTAAACCAAAAGTTGCAAAGTCTGCCAGCCCTGCTGCATTGTCCATGCTTCGCCAGGCGACTGCTCTTGCTCCTTTACGCAAGAAAGCATCAGACGGTTTACTTCCCTCCACCGCACATTTGGCGCTAAGTCCTAACTCAGACCACAACACAGGTCTTGCGGTAGATTTAACTCATGACCCAAAAAATGGTATTGACTGTTCAGATATTTTTCAACGCCTTAAAGAAGATAACCGAGTTAGTTATCTAATATTCAATGGTAAGATTTGGTCACGCCAAAATGCAAAGCAGGGTGACCGAAAGTATACGGGTCAAAATCCGCATACCAAACACCTCCATGTTTCTATCAGACCTGAGTACGCTGGCGATACCAGTCCTTGGTTTTGGTGGAAAAATCAACCAAGCCTAGCCAAGCAAATGTTGGCAGAAGCCATCGGTTCAGCACCTAAGAAAAAGCCTGCTAAGGCTGAAATATTGGTATGCACTTGTTGCAAGGTACATGGTTTGGCAAACAAGAAAGGTAAATAAATGCTGGAACAACTAAAGCAAGTATCGCTAACTTGGTTCCGTGCTGCAGCATCTGCTGCAATCGCACTCTACCTCGCTGGTGAAACAGACATTAAAACACTAGGAGTGGCTGCCCTTGCGGGTTTCCTTGGCCCTGTGTTGAAATGGTTGGACCCATCGGCTACCGAATTTGGTAGAGTAAAATAACTTAATACTGTTTAAACAAAAAGACCCCCGCCGTCAAGAAATATCTTGATGAGCGGGGGCTTTTTTTATTTATCTTTTAGTAGAAAGACCCTAAAATAATTTCCCCAATTACTTCAAGGCGTGCCAACAATATCAATTGGCGTAGGTGCTGTCAATTTTGCCCCGCATAATCCGCACTCTGCTTCAGTAAACCAAAGCACAATTTCCCCATCCTCAAAGATGCACGCGACTTTAATTATCTGAGAACCACAGGGACATACATGGGTTGGAATACCGCTATAATCATGCTTAACAAAGCCCTGCTTCTGTTTACGCCTTAGCAAGAACATACACTTATCCCGTTCTGCACGAACAGGAGTATAATGATTTTTAAATTACATAAGTGTATTTCTTTCGGCGTGTCGCTGAATAGAGGAGTGAGGTGCATATACAATCATTTGTGAAAAGGAGAAATATGACACTTGAAGAAAAGACTGGGAAAGGCTATATCTCGCACAGTGCCATGAGCACATGGCTAAATTGTGGCTGGTCATATTACCTGACCCGAATACAGAAAGTGGCTGAAAACCCATCCTATTGGCTTATAGGTGGCAAATCTCTACATGAAGCAACAGAAATATACGACACAATTCCACCCCTTCAAGGCGACTTTAATCCTACTGCAGTATTTACTGCGCGATGGGAGGAAAATTATCGCCTTGCTGACAACGGCATGCCGTTCCGTGCTGGTGGCAGGGCTACTAAAGCGTATCCAAATAAGGAGGATGCTCAGTGGTGGCTAGACAATGGACCCAAGATGGTGGACTTTTGGATTCAGTTCCGACAAGATAGTGGGTACAAGCCATATCAACTATCAGGTGGTGAGTTTGCTATTGAAACTGAACTTAATGTAGAAATCGGCGGTATATTAATGAAAGGATTTTTGGACCGACTTATGGTTTCACCTACTGGTGAACTGCTTGTCGTGGACATAAAGACTTCTAGTAAGCCACCTGTTACCTATACACAACTAGGCACATACGCGATTATGTGCGAAAAAACTATGGGTGTGCGCCCTGTTAAGGGTGCTTACTTCATGGCTCGTACTGGTGAATTGACTGAGCCAGTAGACTTAACACACTACACTGAAAAGCGTTTGGCCTCACAGGTTAAAGGCTTTAAGATTGCCGTTGACAACAACATATTTATACCGCAACCAGGATTTATGTGCGGTACATGTTCTGTTAATCATGCTTGTTATGCAGTAAATGGTCCCGAATCACACAAATACCCCGAACTAGGAGATACAGATGAGTGACAACTCACCAATTCAAATTAATTTTAAGACCAAAAAAGATGGCATGTTAATTAACCTTCGTGCCCAAGATGGTGCTGAACTTGATTTATTGCTTGACCAACTTACACAACGCATTGCTGCGTTAGTTGACCTTGAAAAAACCGTTGAAGGTATGGCAGTTGTCAAGGATGCTTTCCCAAATTCAGTACCAATACAAGGTACAACTGCTGCACCGCGCCCAGTGCAAACAGCCCCGTCTACAACCGCACCCTCCTGTGTGGGTGGAGCATGTAATGGGGCACCAATGCGCTTTGTGCCAGCAGGCATCGCCAAGGCAACTGGTCGCCCATACAAAGCGTTTTACGCATGTCCACTTCCACAGGGTCAGGCTTGCACACACAAGGTTACCGTGTAATTCATGCGCCTTCTTTCTCGCGCAATCAGGACTGTATCAGTAGGGGGTGCCACGCTTCCAACGGTGTGGCGCTCACTACTTGAGCAGCAGATAGCGTTTAGACGAGGCGAAGTGAGCATGATTGCTGGTCCTCCAGGGGCTGGTAAATCAACACTTGCTCTTTCGCTTGCGGTGCATGTGCAGGTATCAACTCTGTATATTTCTGCAGATACACATTCTCACACTATGAGTTTGCGTTTACTTGCAATGTTAACTGGCAGAGCACAAGCGGAAGTTGAACCAATGATGGAAGCAGATAGGGAATGGGCAGCGCAAATGCTTAAGCCTGCTGACCACATCATGTGGGAGTTTGATTCAGCACCTACACTTAAAGATATTGAGGATGCAATCCTTGCATCCCGCGAGCGACTTGGTAAAGATGTTGAACTTATTGTGCTTGATAATGCTGTAGATGTAACTCTTGATGGGCAAGACGAGTGGGGCGGATTACGCACTCTCATGCGTGAACTTAAATGGTGGGCAAGAGATACTGGCGCTGCTGTTGTTGTTTGCCACCATACGAGTGAAGGCGTTAACGGTAATCCCTGTCCCCCGCGCTCTGCACTGCATGGAAAAATTGCTCAGACTCCATCATTAATACTTACAGTTCATGGACAACTTGCATCAATGGGTATCTGTGCTGTAAAAAACCGATATGGTCCAGCCGATGCTAGTGGCACAACACCAGTGTGGCTTGCTTATGACCCCGCAAGTATGCAAATTAAAGATTTGGTGACACCATGAAAATTACTCTGTTTATCATTGCATCATTAGCATTACTTATTCTTTTAATATTTTACATAATTGTAAAGGTTATAGATAATGTTATTGATTTTGAAACTGATTACCACTATGAGGAGATAGATGACGAAGAATACTAATTGGGAATTACGACTCGTTGAAAACATGGGTGAAGTAGTAGGCTCAGTAGATAGCGAAGATGTAGTCGTACCTACCAAGCCCTTGATTACAGATATGAAAACACAGTTAATGTTTATACCAAAAAACTTTACTTGGACAGTGGGATGGAGGACTTATGTTTGGCAGGAAAAAGAAACAGGGCAGTTCAAGGAACTCACCCAAGAACAACACAAAACACTTTTCAGTGGAGGGACCGTCAATTACACCGAAGATGGTGGAGGAGGCGATACTCCAAGCGAAATTACCCGAAGTGATAAAGGAAGCACTGATAAATGAACTTCCAAACTTTGTGGAATTTGTTGATGAAACAACAAACAAAATCTTCAACCCTTCCGCCGTCTGGCTTGAGTCAATCCAGTTTGCTGACTATGTGGCGCAACTTGCTATTTATCTCAGGGAAGAACACGGAGGAGAGTGCCGAGAAGAAATCGCAGAAAAATTAATTATCATGTCGGAGAACTTTAAAGAGTTAGCCGAACATGCAATGAAAATTTTAGACAATTCAGAAAAGAGCACAAAGCATGGCACATAGTAATAAAGAAACGGTTTCCATTGTTTGGTGCGACAATGGCACCACCGATGGTAAGTTTACCGAAGGCTTGGTTTACACACTAATACATGCAGCGCTCATGGGCGTACCAATTAGCAACGCTGTTCGTGTTCAAGGTAATCAGATTGCGCGACAAAGACAAGCAGCCATTGAAATGTGGGAGCAAGTCAAAACCGACTGGGCGTTGTGGATTGATTCAGATGTTGTCTTAACTAAAGAGATGCTAAAAAGTTTATGGGATGCTGCTGATAAATCAGCCCGCCCTATAGTTAGTGGTGTTTATTTTATTAGCCACAATATGGAAGGCTCTTTGATGCAGCCTATGCCTTGTGCATTTAATGAAACTGAGGATGAGCATAAGATTAAATACCTTCATCCTTTACCTAAGAATCAAATAGTAAAAATTGATAGCGTAGGGATGGGTTTAGTATTAATGCACAAGAGTATACTTAAGGCTTTAAACGATAAATTTTCTGACCAGTTTTGGTTTGGCGAAAACAACGAACGAGGAAAAAAATTTATAGGTGAAGATATTTCTTTCTTCCGAAAAATAAAGACTTTAGGTATACCCGTTTATGTTCATACTGGTGTAATCGCAAAACACATGAAACGATTTGCTTTTGATGAAGCCTATTACAACCTGTATTGGGCAGCAGTAGGGGCAGCAGAAAGGAGAAATAACGATGCCAAGTCAGCAAATAGCGAACAAGCGTAGAGGTGCTGCATGGGAAATAGACCTTGCTAATTTCTTTATGCTACAGGGTTTAAATGCACAGCGCTTACCTCGTGCTGGTCGCAACGATATTGGTGATGTGTTTGTTCCTGGAGTTAATGGTATCTATGTGGTTGAAGCCAAGGCTCCGCGCCGTGATGGTCGTATTGATTTAAGTGGTTGGATTCGTGAATCTGAAATTGAAGCAGAGAACTACCGTATTGCAAAGCGATTGACAGTTGCTCCTACGCCTTTGGTTATTATTAAGGCAAGCAACAAGGGGATAGGTGAAGCCTATGTCGTTCAGAAACTCAGTGATGTCCTCCCAAACCTTTAAGCACAGCATTGTGAAAGTGCTTGAGTATTACGGATTTGTAATTCCTCAAAATCGTGGAGGGTGGCAATCGGTTCGTTGCGCTTTCCATAATGACCATGTGAAGTCGGCTCGTTTAAACATAGACAATGGTGGCTTCAGATGTTTTGCCTGCAACATGGCAGGAGATGTGTATTCATTAATCATGAAGAAAGAAGGAGTGGATTATGGCAAGGCTCTCAAAATCGCAGAGAGAATTACTGGCGAAAGCAACGGAGAACTACGCAACAAGCCTAGAAGAAGCGTTGCCATACCTGATGAATCGCGGTATAACGGAGCAAACGGCGCGTATGTTCCGCCTCGGATTCGTGGCGAATCCTGAAACAGGACATGAACTTTACCTTGGCAAGTTGGCTATCCCCTACCTCACTCCATCAGGTGTGATTGATATTCGTTTCCGTAGTTTAAACAATGATAGCGGTCCGAAGTATCTGTCAAGACCTGGAGCAAGCACACACATTTACAATGTTGATGCGCTTAGTAGTGATACAGATTTCCTTGTGATATGCGAAGGTGAATTAGACACCATCATCGCTACACAAGTTGGCTTCTCAGCAGTGGGATTGCCTGGGGCTAACAACTGGAAACCGTTTTACTCTCGTGTTCTTGCAGACTGGGAAAAGATTATGTTGTTTTGTGATGGTGACAACGCAGGTAAAGAGATGGCAAAGACCCTCTCAAGAGAATTGGACAATGTTTTCCCCGTGTTCATGCCTGACAACTGCGATGTTAACGATGTGTTCCTTAACGAAGGAGCAGAGGGACTACGAAAGCGAGTGGGTGTTTAAACAAGTGATTGTTAAACTAAGTCAAGAAGAAGTGCGGGTGTGTACCACACTGGCAGTAGAGCGTTGGCTCACCAAGTTTGGTTCTATTGATAGACCCAACTATGCAGCAGGTAAGAAGTCTGGAAAGTTAGAGCCTGAGATTAATGCCAATATCAGAGCCAATGTTGCTGAGTGGGCAGTGGCTAGAGAGTACAACCTGTCATGGTCAGTGCCTTGGTATCCCAATGAACTGCACGCTAAACGCAAGAACATACCTGATGTGGGTGAGTTTGAGGTTAGAACCGTAAGGACTCAAAGCGCGATTCCTTTTTGGAAGAAAGATGCAGGCAGAACAATCTTCGGCGTTAAGATTTTAGATGAGGATTACTACTCCATAGTTGAAATCTTTGGTTCGTTTAAGGCTGATGATTTTATGATAGATGAATATGCCGATGCCTCAATAGATGGTTGGCGTGTACCTATTGAATTGATAACAGATGGCATTGATGGATAATCAAGATAAAGTTTGGGAAACTATCTATAGTGTTGCTCGCCAAGTTGCAACCCGTGCTAATCGCATACACCGTGGGCTTGTAACTACTGATGATTTATACCAGCACCTTTCATTGTGGGCACTAGAACACTGGCACAAGATAGAACAATGGAGCGCAGAGGAAAGTCTAAAGTTTAAACTGCGTAAGACTTTCTATAATGAAGCACAGAAGTATGTAGCCAAAGAGCGCTCGCACCTATCTCGCGCACCAATCAATGATAGTTTTTACTACACACATGAGGTGTTGCATGAACTATTGCGTGATGTATGGACACACCAAGGCTGGACAGACACCCCTGATATGAGCAGTGAGTACATAAGTCGTAGCACTAAACCATCTGAGGGTGGTAATCGCATTGCGCTTTTGTCAGATGTTGCTGCAGGCTTGGACCGTTTAAACAAGACAGACAAAGAACTACTCCGTATGCGCTATGCCAATGGCGGTATGGAGTTTGGTGCCCTTGGTGAAACCTATGGAACCACTGAGGAAGCCATGCGTAAGCGTGTTAAACGGGCACTGAATAAGTTGCAAGACAGATTAGGTGGAGAGGCACCAGTATGGCGTGGGCGTAGGCGCGTTCGCTCTAATGCAGAAGCAAGAGCAGAGATTAGAAGTCAGGAAGAGCAAGAGTGATTTACCTTTGGTATTGGTATAACCGTTTGAAGTGTTTGTTTGGCTTTCATTTTTGGGTTGGCACACTAGCAGGCGATAATTTTGACGACCCAGTTGACTACTATTGGTGCATGAACTGCCATAGAGAGCAGAAGGAAAGTCCATACAAGGAGGATAAATGATTATCGGATTGAGCGGGTACGCTCGCAGTGGCAAGGATACAGTTGCAGAACTACTTGTACTTAACTATGGGTTTAAACGAATGGCGTTTGCTGATGGTATTCGTGAAGCATTGCTTGCATTAAATCCTATTCTTCATAATGGCATGCGTTTAAACGAGTCAGTACAAATGTATGGGTGGAATGTTGCTAAATCTAAAGATGAGGTGCGCCGTTTGCTTCAGGCCATGGGCACTGAAGTTGGGCGCAAATTAATACATGAAGATGTTTGGGTGTGGCGTTTGTTAAGTCAAGTTGCCACTGGTGAGCGCATTGTTATACCCGATGTTCGTTTTCCTAACGAAGCACGCATGATTGAGAATCAAGACGGGGAAGTGTGGCGTATAAACAGACATAACCACGGCGCAGTTAATGACCATATTAGTGAACGCGCTCTGGATAACTACATGTTTAAACGAGTGCTTTACAACGATGGAACTCTTGATGATTTATCTGATGAATTATTTATGCTAATGCACAATGTGTTTAAACTATGACGGAATTGTGCGCCTCATAAATAAACAAGCACCGCTTTCGGGACTGGTACCTAGGCGGTGCTTGCTGTTCTAGTTTAACTTAATTTTTTCTGTCTTTCAACTGCGGGTCAACCAGCGCCCAACCCCTCCTTTTGCGTTCTTTATCACGCATTGCTGGGGTCATGCCACCCCATATACCGTAGCGTTCGTGGACCAATCCCCATTCGGCACATGCCTCAATGACTGGACAACCACCGCAGATTCGCTCTCGTATGTAGCGCTCCTGTTCGGGGGTAAACTTATCCGTGATTGGATAGAAGTTTTCTGTTGATACACCCGCACACTTAGCATCTTTAAAGTTGCTTGGATTGTACACAAGTGTGTAATACACACGCCCACGCGCCTCTCTTTTGCGTATCTTATGAAACACTGGCGTTATGTTCATTTTTTTCTCCAATCAAATATTCGTTAATGCAATCAACAAGGTCATCAAGTTTGATTGATTCCCGCATAATTACTGGCTCAACCTCAATGGTGTAGGTAAAACCTTTTT